GGTGGAAGAACATTACCAACTCGTATATTATATGAAAGCTTCTGGTAATTATGCTGCTATAACTTTTTTCTTTAATGGGAAAGGGTTTATTAACTATGCTGCTCCACTTTCTGATATCGGAGAAGCTGATATTAAACTGTCACAACTCATAGAAAAATTAACATAATAGAAGAATACTAATGTCTGTAAAAGAAGTAACATTATTGCGTAAAAGTGGTAATCTAAAAGAAGCATATAAGATGGCCATAGATGATCTGAAAGAAGATAGGAATAACCCATGGGCACAAATGTCTCTCTTTTGGGTTCTGCGTGATATATGTCAGCAACTATGCAATAGAAACGCCATAGATAAAGCTAAAATTTGCTTGAAAGAGATGTCTTCATTACTTCCTACAATGGTGGATGATAGTGGCGCAGGAGAAAGAGCTTATACTAATTTGTATAAACGATTGCAACCTAACGCTGATGCTATTTCAAAAGCATCCGAGCTATCAAAAAATGATCCTTCAAATGCTTATGTTCAGGTAAAGAATTATATTGACTCTGCAAATGATGTAGATTCAGCTTTGCATGAAGAGTTAGGCTGGATAATTTATCGTTATATCAAGGCTAAAATTTCAAATTTGACATCGTTGGAAATAAGAACGTTGCTAAAAGACTATATGTATCTTAGGAATGAACGTCCTTCAATGCTTCATTCTCAAATATTGAACTTTGCTTTGAGTTTCTCAAAAGAACATTCTGATTTTAGTTTTTACCGTTTCTTTATGCTCTGGGAACCAGAAAATTTACGTTATGAAGATTTGAACAAGGGCTATTACAATGGTAGTGAAATTCCCTCGCTTATTTCTCGTATATGTCGTCAAATTGTAAATAGCGGCGAGGATATTGATGTCGAGATGCTGTGTGAAAAGATAAATCTCCCAAAAACAGAAACACTTGACCTGTTACGTGAACCGCAGTTTTGGGAAATTATGAATCTTCATAAAGAAGGTAAAATGCGTGAGATGTTTGAAGCTTTTACTGTCTATAATAAAAGAAACGCCGTTTATGGTGCTTCTCATTGGCATTCTGAAGTGTTGAAAATTGCAGAGCGTCACATGAATGGTCAAGAAACATGGAGATTTATTTACTTTTTTAGAGATTGGAGATATGAAAACCTCATGGATGCTGATTGGAAAGAAGAAACAGATAATAATGGTAACACTTATAAACCTTTGGCTGTTAAAGCAGCAAAGAAGTGTTATGAATATCTCAAAGAATCACACCCAAGAGATGCAGAACTAGTATCTTGGTTAGATTCATTGTATAATGTTCTTATTGAACGTGCTAAAAAAGATGAATGGATATTAAGACAACGAGCAATAATATATACATGGCAACAGCAATATGACCTTGCTATCAATGTGTACAAATCTTTATTACTTGAAATGAGTGAAAAATACTATGTATGGAGTGAATTGGCAGATTGTATACAAGATAGTAATGAATTAAAGATAGCATTGCTTTCTAAGGCTTTACTTGTTGAACGAAATGAAGATTTTCTCGGCTCTATTCATTTGACTTTAGCCGACCTGCTTATAAAGGAAGAGCTAACATCTGAAGCCTTATGCGAATTGAATATATATAAGAAATTTCATGAAAACACTTCCCGGAAATACCAAGAATATATTGAACGAGTCGACATATCAGTTATTCCGCCCAATAATAATAAGCTATTGTATAATAGATATGCCACCATTGCTGAAGAGTACGCTTTTTCAGAAATTGAAGCAAAAGAGGTTACGCTGGTGGATAGATGGGAAAAAGACGGAAAAACTTATTGCACTCTCACAAATGGGGTAGACGTTATATTTCAAGTGAATGTAAAGCGGTTTCCTTTTTTGACGAATGCGATATTTGGTTCTGTTTTTAGAGTAAAGTGTCATGTAGATAAAGAGGAAAAGCAAATTCAGACAAGTTGCTTCTCTTGGAATAAAACAAAAGTGACAGAAGCTAAATATATACCTCTTTGCATGCATAAGAGTGAAACAAGGCTATGGATGGGACTTCCCCAAAAGTTTGGATATGTAGAATATTTGAATGAAGAGAAGAAAATTCTACATATTGTAACGCAAGATTCCCAGCAAATATTTCAAGCTTTTAAAGAAAAATGGGGCACTATTTCAAAAGGGGATTTTGTCAGTTTCAGAGAATATACTATTATAAAAAAGAATGAAAACAAAGTAGTTATTGCTAATGTAGAAAAAGTAAATAAAGAAACTGCTTTACCGAATTTTAATTCTGGTATTGTGGTCGTTGACGATATAAACATACAAAAAAAATTATTCCATTACACTTTCGGTCAAGGAAAAATTGGAGGTATCGTATTCTTTAATGATACGGATCTTCGTCCCGAAGTAGGACAATGCTTGAAAATATTCTATTGTGTAACAAAAGACAGGAAAGGTGAAAAAAGGCCTATTGTACTTAATGTAGAAGAAACTGCAGAAATAAACACAAGTGCAATAAAGACAATTCAAGGTCACTTAGAATTAAAATATAAAAATGGTTCTTGGGATGATTCTCCTGATTTTGCATTTATTGGTGATTACTACGTTCATCATTCTGTTCTTTGTGAGTATAATATCACGAAAGACTGCTATGTTACTGCCGATGTTATATATGCTGGACAGGGTAAATGGAAAGTTATAAAAATACATCAATAGAATTATTTGACAAGAGACAAAATATATCCTATTTTTATTGCTTGCCAAATAATTTTTATACCTTTGCAATAATAAAGAGTTACTTGAATGCAATTCAAGGCAGAACATAGCATATGGCACAGTTGCTAATTCATTACCTCAAAATCGGGTAATTCTCCTAAAGTCTTTTGTATAAGGCACTAACAGAAGTTTTCCAGAATTACTAAAAAAGCCTGTAATCAATCAAGACTACAGGCTAATATTATTTACTCTTATAATGATAATCTATTCCAAATAAAGCTCCAACGAAAGTAAGCACCTCACCAAATGCTACCAGAATAGAACTATGTATGATACCTACAGGTACTACACAAAATCCTGCTATCAGTAATCCTATACCTACGACAACCAGTATGCAGGCTATTATTAATTGTATTTGTTGCTGATTCATAAACTCAAATAGACCTGAATGTTCCTGCAAATGTACCATCACTACTGATTTTAAACTCTGCTGCATTATCAATCCACCAACTACACATACCCTTAGTTGAGAAATTATATTTTCTTGCAACTAATTTTAATCGTCTTGGATAATGTCCGATTGAAATGTAGCGTACATCTTGCCCATTATACATAAACGCATAATTATTTGTACATTCAATCCTTATTAAACCGGGATTTCCCTTAAATATCATTTCAACTTCAAGCCCTATAAATGTATCACTGCAAGGTAATATTATTGTTCTAGGGTCATTATCCTTATTTTTCGTAAAGAAGAAATTCAAGCCATCCTTTAAATCAACTTCAAATGCATTTGCAAAATCATAATCATCAATATCTATAGTTTTAAATTCTTTCCTCGTACCATACTTTAATGTTAAACTACCTTCTGTATCCCAGCTAATATTTCCATTTGCCAACTTACCAGAACCATCATCTTTCAATTCCCATTTTCCAGATAAGTTTCTTATTGCACCAGACAGATAAGCATTATTAGAATAAAGTCCATCACCAGACAGTTTCCCAAAATCAGTATCAGTAATTCCATCCAGATTACCTATTCTACTGGATACTATGGAATCTGATTCAGAAGTACAACCTGTACGTATATCAATACAGCCATCATACGGATTCAGCAGGATAGAACTTTGTCTGGCTGCATCACTCGTATTGGCTATCCTTACTAAAGCATCACCAGTTTCTATATTGCCTAATGCTTCTATTACATTGCAGGTAATAGTTGTACCATCTACAGTAGTTACCTTTAAGACTATCTTCTTTGAAGATGAATCAAAAGTCTGGCTAAGTAGAATATCGTCTACCCTAAAAACAGAATCACTTACAGTTAGTACCATTACATTATTTTCATTGGAAGTTATACCTGTTACTTGTGCTGAATCGGTGACATATAAAATACCATTCGTTCCCCTTACCTCATTACTCGTAATAGTAAAGACATCCAAACCTCCTTTTACTTTCAGATTGTCAAACTCTCCATTCTTGCCAGCGACAGAGTTAAATTTCACATCAGAATCAGTACTTAAATACTGATTTATTGTATCTACATATTCATTCTTATCTTGTTTGTTTTCATTCAAGTATTTACCCATATTGGCAGATAATGCCTTATCTTTACTGGAAGTTTCCAAATCATCAATTACCACAACTTTAGTACCAGCTTCACCTGATACTGTAGACTGTAAAACTGTACTTGAATAACTTCCACCTACATTCTTTAAATACTTGTTCCTGAAATTATGTGGTATATAGTTAGATTTTATTTCCATATTATCGTATTTCGTTCAATTCAACATCACATTTATTATTCATCAAATCGTATGTGATGGAATTGATTACAAAGTTCTTATTCAAGGTATTCTCTTTCAGGACTGAATTAAGCGATATACCCCTATTCTTTATTGAATTACTGTATCTGAATCGTGGCTTACTATAGTAATTCACATATTTATTAATACAGTGCTCTTCTGCTTTCAGTTTATCCAGTGAAGCTGTATCAGTCAACGTATCAACAAAGTAATACTCCTCTCCTATCTTAGTAAGAACATAGCTATAACTGCCTGCGTGTTCATTATAAGTATTGATTCTAAATTCAATATCATCAAAATCATTGACTATATTTTCATCAATTACATTCTCAAACTTCAAGTCTTCATCATACGTTTCATCATTAAAAATATCCTTCACATAATCAGATGTAGTATATTTCAATTTAACATCATTAATGTGAAATGAATTACACCTGACAGGTTCTTTATCGGTACGTCTCATAGGAGTAGTTCCAAGTTGATTAGGAGCGTAAAGTTCAAATGTCAACTCCCCTAATGTCATTTTATCAGATGGTAATGAAACGGCAACACCATCTTCACTTTCTGCCAGATTCATACGCCACGAAACTGTATTAGTCAATGAATAATCTGTATCAAACACCTTATCCCCTACTTTATTCTTATGCACCAGATAAAAACAGTCTTGCAATTTACATTCATCATAGAACCATTTCTCGACAAATACACGCTCATTACTGCTATTCATATATGAATACACGTAATTTCTATCTGCATATCCACCGCTATACTTTTCACGTCCAGAAATAGAATCATATTCCCCTTTAGTAACAAATCGCCAGTAACCGTATTCATCCAGATACTTATACCAAGTTGCACCTGCCCAAGTATTTGGACCGTTACATATCTTATAATAATTCCTTGCAACTTTATTATGATACTCCTGATAATTAACCCATCCATCACCATCATAGTACATCTTATCACCAATTGCAAGTTTACATTTAAACATCGTATCCGTGAATCCCGTGGAATATTTACCATCATAGTATTGTTCATCAGATGTTACAATACATTCTGCTGCATTCCAATCACCAGACAGCCTATAATTTATATCAATAATGAAAGTTCCACCTTTGACTGCTATAGGTAGCTTATTTTTCAATGACAATTGGACTCCGTCTGTTGTTTTCCATCCCATCAGACCGTAATCACTTATCGTAAAATATGTCTTCCAATTTAAAGAGGAAGGTTCATTTGCAGTCTCATAGTATGCTGCCTTTTGCCAGTAGCTGCCATTTGATGCAGCATTATCTGGAGTTACTTCTTCTATCGGTTCTATTGGTTTGTTAATTTCAAAAAGATATGGCTTATTCCAATCCCAATTATTCTTCGATTTAAAGAAAGCATTCAATAATGTATAATTCTTACCACTAATATCCCTTGTCGATTCATAATACTTATTTGCGTCTGCATTCTGATTTATAATATCATCCTCATCATTCCATTCAGGAATTATAGTATTATTAGAATTTGAATTAGCAACTACCACCACCTTATTATATAGCTCACCAATAGCTATACTGGCATTACTTTCATAAATATTCTGATTAACATTAATAACGGTGTTATCAAGTGCTACCACCGTATTACTATCATCTGACAGGGTATATTTAGTATATAAATTGATATTCTTAATAATATCATAGTCCACGAAGTAAATAGAATCACCATAATAATAGCAAGTCATACCCAGATACCTTGCAATATATTCCAGTACGTCTTTACAGTTCTCTGCTTCATTCGCTTCATCGAAGAAATTTCTATCTAATATGAATAAGTTATTTAGTAAATCAGTAGTATCATTTATCTTCTTTGCGTTGTGTACATAGACATTCTTTATCAGTCCATTGGAATCAATCTGGCTTATGATATGTTTGATTACCTGATAGAAAGACACTATAGACTGCTTTTCATTTAGATAGGTGTAGTTATAATTATTAAGGGATGAAAGAATATCGTTGAACTGCAATGACAACAAATTATATTCTTCATTATAATCTGTACTGTAAAGACAAGGAACAGAATACCCACACCACAACAAAGAACCATTCTTTGAGATGGTACAATATATCTGGTTTCCTAATGCTGTGTACAGATTAGCCAGTACCTTTGTCGTTAAGACATTAATCTGGCAATCCGAACATTTGATTGGTTTGAACACATCATCATCTGATTCATAGTTAATTGAAACTGCATCAGCAGAACAGAGTAATTCAGAAGCTATCAAAGTACCTCCTGAATCCCTGTATATTTCAATATTGATAGTATTCTCATCTATATCCTTAAAAGATGAGTTATATATTAATTGATAGCCCATTTTACCTTAGTCTATTTGTTCTATTACTGTGTTGTTTTAAAACTCCAACCAGTGCTTTATCTGAAATCTTAAATTCAACTTCTCCAGACATAGCACCTCCTTTTACAGGTGAACCACCGTCTAACAGGTTGAACAAATTGGACTGCTGACTTTTATTCAGAATCATTTCACCACTATTCACCCTAGCCAATATCTTATCACCAAAGAAGGAACTACCATCAACCACACCACCATTGGCAAATTGTGGCATAGTGGCAAAAGCTGCTATTACAGAAGCTACAGCAGCACCAGCCAACAACCAACCTACTACTGGTGTTTGCGTGGCACTGGCTACGGCATTTCCTATAGACTCCGCTTTCTTTGCAGCAATAAGAGCTTCTATAGCAGGAATAGCAGTACCTATAGCTGTCATTAAATTAGCACTCCAAGTTAACCAAGCAGAAGCACCTTCATTTGTCATTTGGGATATAGAACCCATAACAGTAGCAATAGCACCTAATGAAGTTGCATAATCATTATTTACTTTTACATCTTCTTCTGTTACAAATGGAGAAGTTAGTTTACCAATATCCCTTGAATTAAAGCCTTTAACAGATGGAATACCAGCAGGTTTTAATTCTCCCTGCTCCCTACTGTTATATTTAGCAGTAATATTCAGAACTATTTTTTTCTGTTCCAGTTCCTGTATCAGTTTTAGTGCAGATACTCTGGCATCGTTTGTAATGGCAGCAGCATACTTCTTTCTGGCTTCCGTTATCAGCTTATCCAATTCAGCAACAGAACCAGCAGGAATTACTTCTTCTGTTTTTACCTTATTATTTCCTCCAGCAGGTTTAAGACTATTCTGTAATTCCAATGTACGTTTATCAAAATCATACATACGCTTTTTCAAATCATAAGCATATTCATAGTTTTTAATCATTTCACCTCTATTGGCATCATTATCCTGATTCAAGAAATTCTGCTTTTCAAGTTCTGAATTTTGTTGTTTGAACAGTTCCATTTGTTGCTTAATAGAAGACAGTTTTTCCCTCATCTGTTTTTTGGTTTCACCTGTCCATTCATTAGTATCACCTCTGGTAGAATTAATCCTGCCTTGTATTTGGTTTATTTCCTTTTCGTATGCCTTTAACTGGTCTTGATACTCCGTTAATGCCCTTTTCTCATTTCTAGATGAAAAATCATTATTATTGATTGATATATATTTATGTATATCATTAATATTAAAGTCTTTTCGTCCTGTTCTAATATTCAATGATTGAATAAGTTCTTCTTCTGCACCTCCCAAGACATCAGTAACATCTATTTTAAAATCGTCTTTCAACTTTTGCAAGTCTTTAAATGCCTTCTCCCGTTCCTGCTTGCTTTTAGTGGTATCCCTGATTATAGATTCATATTTCGTAAACTCCGTTTCAAAGACTTTAGTATTGAATCCCATTGATAACTTAGCATCAGTCAACGAATCACGCAAAGCAGAAAGTTCTTTCAAATTCCTTATTGTAGAAAGAACACCGTTATTAAATGCTTCAAAACTGCCAGCAGACATAGACTGAAAGAATAAATCTACAGTTCCTTTACAGGAATTTAATGTATTGTCCCATTCATCATTAGTAGCCTGTGAGCTTCTTATTATCTTCATAAAAGCGTCACTGGCAGTAGTCGCAATTCCAATACCAGCAGCAAACTTTCCTATAGTACCTACTATATTGCCTGTTATCTGTTGAAACTCCTGTACTTGCCTGCTGCTCTTAACTATGTTATTATTAAAACCAGATGAATCAAGTAATAGTCTGGTTACTAAATCAGCCATATATATTTAGTTTTGTGTGTTTATAAATTGATTAGCTTTAGCCTGTAGTCTGGCTATATCGTCTTTACTGATAGAAGTATCTTTCTCTTTGGCTTCATCCCAATCAAACTTCATAATATCAGTAGGTGATAACTGCTTGGTACTGTTAGTTTGGGCTATGATATAACTTATCATTCTAGCCTGTTCCCAGCTTGTTTTATTCTTATATTGCAGATTCTCCAAGACTGCCTTCACCTCATACATTTGCATACTGTCCAGAAAATAATCAGGTGCTATACCTGCTTCCAGAACTATCAAAGCATACAATTCGCTAATCGTTACTTTTTTTTTGAATCTACAGTATCACTTATGAATGCAGACTGCTTTTCCATCTCCTTAGAAAGAAAATCCTGTAGCTGGATAACTAAGGCTGGTTCATCATCGCATTCATTAATAAAGTCCTCGAATGTCATTTGCAAATCTGGATTATTGGCTACTAACAGACTATAATAAAACAGGTAGTAATCCGTTAGATTTTCCAATCTGAATATCTTGCCTGTTATCTGTTCAAATACGAACATAGCCCTGATAGTATATCGTATATTATATGCAGTACCTTTAATTTGAATTTCCATAGTATATAAATAAAAAAGGGGAAACTGTAACAGCTTCCCCAGTGAATATATTACGCTACTTTAGGTGATAAAGCACCTGTTCCTTCCAAAGTAACAGAATAAGTAGCATTATCATTATCTGGAGCATTAGCGGTAATACTAGTGATAACCACCTTACCAGTGTAGCCACCGCCTATTTTCCAGCCATCGGCAGGCAGACCTGTATCGCTGTCTGCATTGGTGCATACGGCAAAAGCTACAGTTAATTCCTCTCTGCTTATCCAGCTATTTACTAAAGCATTAAAATCTTCCACGCTATATAAATTGTCAGTTGTAAGTGACCAGCTTAATTTGCTTACCGCTTTACTAGTCCACTTGCCACCGTCTTTTGATGAAGTTTCCAAAGTGTTTCCCGTTAAGGAAAGCTGGCAACTGGTTGAAAATGCCAATGCTTTATAAGCAGTGCCAGCACCAGTGGTATCTTTAAAAATCATCAGGTCATTCCCTCTAAGTATTTTGTTTGCCATTTGTGTTTATGTCGAATGTTATATTTTGAATGAATGTATCTTCTATGTATTCTTCATCTGCGCTAATCATCCTTATATCATTTATTTCTATTCCTGCAAAGTTCCCCCTTCTACCTTCTAAAGCATCCCTTACATAGTCTGCCAGTTCAACGGTATCCGTGTAATCTTTAGAAGCAATAACCACATCAACCGTAACGGATTCATTTACAGAATAACTGCCTTTGGTGTAGTTAGGACTAATATTAGTCCTTTTATAAACGATAAAAGGAAAAGTGGTGGATTCTTCAACTATCAACGGATATATCTTAGAACCTACCTTTTCTTTTATCCTGCTATCTTTACTTAATAAGTGATAGATAGCTTTTCCTATTTGTAAGCTCATCTTCTTTTGGAAATCCTTGTTATTGATTCTTCAACCATTTGATTTATATTATCAAAGATGGCACGTTCCTTATTATCTTTGGCAGTCCTGAAAAAGTGAGAAGCGTTCATTCTACCTCTGTTAGCTCCGTTTTTTCTAAGTCGTCTGGTAGTTGTTCCAAGTTCAAAGAACTTTAACCTAAAGTCCCCCATTATATGAACCTTCGCTTCTGTAGCTTTCTTATCAACCTTTAGTTTTATTCCACTGCCTAAAGTTTTACCGTCCCATCTATTCTTATGATTTATTGTCTTACCTACTACGCTTCTTAGTTGTGTTTTCGTTTCCTTTTGCAAAATTCGTCCAGCTTTCCGTAGTGCATTCTTATACACATTCTTTTGCTGTCTGCTATTAAGTTCACTAAACATTCTTAGTACCTGTGAAGCGTCTACAGTTACACCGTTATTCATTAATAAGCTCTCCTATGATTTCTGTGGATTGTTTTGTCCTGTCTGAATTGATAGCCAATATCCTATACTTCTTATCTTGATAGATAATTCTCATTTGCTCGTTTACCTTATGATAGTACCTGATTGTGAAAGTAAGTGTATAAGAAGTAAATATTTCATTATTCTGATTAACCCTGTTACCAGAATTAAACTTAATGTTGGCTCTTGTTTGCAGATAGTCTACCCATTCCATAGAAGTAGCCCCAAACTCATTTTTAACTGGTACTGATTCCTGTAGTAATATTGTCTCTGTCAGTAACCCTGCCCTCATAGTATATAGTATTAATAGCCGTACTGTAATCCAGTTTCACCGCTTATTTTTACTGCACTACATAATTCAGGATTCCAGCCAGGATAAAGAACCGTAGTTATAAACTTCTCTTGTCCAGCAGGTCTAATTTCTACAGTTACTTCATTATCATTGGTATTTTTAATGAGAAAATAAAATTCTGGTGTGAATACATCCTCTGTTATATCATCCATTCTACTAACCTGTGTAGACGTTGCCCTACCGTCTCTATTATGTATATAGTCAATCATACTTCTTTGTAGTTTTTATAAAGTGAAACTAGATAGTCAAATGTATATGGCACTTTATTAACGGATGAATAAGATACTGGCTCACGATTGGCATATAGATTACCAATCAGCAGCAGAATAGCGTGAATAACAGCAGGTGGGGTAAATTCCCCATCCACTGCTAATTCATCCAGTTTCAGATTCAAATTACGTGCTACTGCATCCTCTGCAACATCAATTAGTCCAAGTATATATAAATCATCATCCTTGAAAGAATCATCCAAAAGAAGGTGCTTCTTAGCTTCTTCCAGTTTGACGTACATATTATTTTAAAATAGCTTTTTGGAAAGAACCTGTTCTTCTTGGTTTTGCATCGAAATATGCATTGATAACCAATCTTACTTTACCGTTAGCTGCTTGTGTGTACGGGTCTACTGTTAAGTCAATCCCACCCCATTGTCCAATAACAAAATCTTCAAAGTGTCCCATTACAACACCCTTACTGGTAACATTGGATGTACAATATACTGGATAACCGTTCACTTCATTTTCTTCCATCAGACAACCAGCACAACCAACACAGGTATGTACACCACCGTCAGTTACATTGTAAAGAGCATCTTTAGCAGTAGTTTTCAAAATACCTTTTGCAGATGGCGATACAATGAAACATTTGTTTCCTGCTACATTAGCCTCTTCCAGTGCAGTTTCCATATCAACCAATCTCTTATAAGTAATATCCTTTGTTTCAGGAGTAACGCCATTAAAGATACCGGCAGGCATAGTAGCAGAACCAGCAGCACTACCCAAGATTGTAGCTTCCAGTTTGTCTGATATAGCATTTACGATGTCACGTTTAAGCATCTCTTCTGCACTGGCAGAATCCTGAATCAGGAATTGTTTGGAAACGTCTACATAAGCGGTTAGTCTCTTTGGTTCTAAGTTTACTTCACTGAAATCACCTGCACCGTCTGTAGCAGCAGATACTTCACCAGCCCAGCTAACATTACTTCCAGAATAAGCAGGAATAGAAACATTACCTACCAGTCCAGACAGATAACTTGCGCCAGCCTTAACCATTACTAAATTAGCTCTCAATGGTTCTAACAGAGCCAGTTTATCTTCTGCTACGGTTTCCTGTCCTGCACCCTCTACAGTCGCTTGCACATCGGTTCTTTCTTCAATCGGTAATACGATTTGTCCAGAATAGTTCTGTCCTGATTTTCTAAATTCTGCAATACCAGCAGATACAACTTCCTGCGCTCTTTCGTCCAGTTGTCTGCTATTGGCTACGTCATTAATAGCCTTTAAAAGTGAAAATTTCTCTTTTTTCATAGATGTATTATTTGTGTTTGTTAGTTTTGTCTCGCTTGCAATCTTTCTTATTTCATTATCTATGTCTTTCAGTTCATCAGCAATAGAATTAAATTCAGCGTGTTCACCTTCATTTAACCGTCTGGTTTCCTTTTCTGCTTTGGAAACTATTTCCTCTGCCCGTTGCTTTAACTGTTCTTTTTTGTCTAACAGTTCTAAAGTGTTCATTATTGTAGTTTGTGTCTTAGCTCCCTATAATAGTCAGTCAAATCTTCCTTATCAAATGATTCCAACTTTCTAAGTGCTACACTCGTATCAGGATACGCTTCTTTATAGACAGGTGACACATCAAACAGTTCTTTGAACTTATTGATAGTCCTGATATAAGAACCATTTTCCTTCTTTGTCCAAGTATCGGAATCAATGGTAAAAGCAAAAGATGAAGTAGTAATATCACCTCTCTTTAAACCTTCCAGCAATTCATCTCCCAGATTTGTGCAGGGTGCTTCAAAGCTATATTTAAGCCCTGTAGAATCAACTTCCAGTTTCAGGCTGCCTGCACCATATTTAGAACGTGCCAGAATACCTCTGTCTTCATTATGATTCAAAAGGCACAAAATATCTGACTGTTGTAGCACTCCTTCCAGTGCCGTAGGTTCTATAACTTCTGTAAACCCGCCTAAATCTCTAGATTCAGAATTGAATACTATTGCATAACCCTCAACAATTCTGGAATCTTCGTTTCTTTTTTCAATTTTACAATTTCGTGTTTCTTTCATAGTATCGTAGTAATCCCTTATACATATATTACCTTTACCCTAGTATCTCCCAGACAGGGATTATCAGAGCAGTAAACTGTATATTGTTCGTTATATCCTGATTCATTGGTGTAATAAAACTTGGCTACTTCTCTGAATCCTCCTTCAAATCCGCCTACACTAAATACGGCTTCTCCATAATGAGAAGGATATGCAAAACAGATATATTCATCCTTGCCTGCATTTACTCTGAAATTCATTTCTGTAGCTTGCCGTAGTTCTTTTGTAAGAGATTCAATAAAGTTGGAATCATAAGTAGTAGAAGATGATACACCGTAATATATATTATTCATAAACTTAATATCAATAGTTTTAGATTTGATGGTAGTTCCATCATTTACCTTTAGTGTGAATGATTTATTGCTGTTGAATGGAGTATCAAATGTGAAAGAACTGCCTGTCACAGGTACATCATTAATAAATTGTTCCGTTGCTGGCTGGCTTAACTTCCAAGTAAGTGTTATACTGTTAATGTTAGTTCCTATTTCCTGTACTGGTTCTACGTTACTGGTAAATGAAGTTATATTAATAGCTTCGTACAGCAATGAATCCAATGTGTCTTTCACAGTTGTACTGTCATATCCTACATTTTCAGCAAGTAAATCGGAACTTGTTACGAACTTGGAATCATTTATTAAATCAGACGTGAAATTAGGTATTTCACTAGTATCAGCTTTAGCAGCCAGTGATTCTTCCAGTTCTTTTAGTTCCTTATTAATACCTGTCGAATCAAAATCAGATAAATTAGTAAGTTTGGTTTTATCTTCATTAGTATAATCATTAGTAGATAATCCTTTGCCAGATTCTTTATCAACCTTTTTTGCCAAGTCTACAACATTGGTAAACTGTGCATCATTGGAAAGCTCCGTTGTATATTTGGGAACTTCATCTTTGGAAGCAAAGTTTCTATCATTCACTAATTGACTAAGTTTAGTAGGTACACTATTTATATTGACATAATTACAGTCATTTTGCAACTCGCTTACTTTGGTAGGCAAATCATCTCTGGTGATAAATCCCATATCATTTATCAACTGACTTAGCTTAATCAGTCTTTCCTTTGATTCAGAACAGCAATATTTAAGACCATCTTTATCTGCTACTATGGTATAAGCCCTAATCATTTTATAGCAGTGACTATCATCATTCTTTATAAATGTACAGATAACATTATAGTCTCCCAAAAGCATTTCCTGCTGTTGTTCGGCTGTTACTTCAAACTCAATACCTTTCACTAAAGTACTGTCATAAAGAACAGTATCCCCTAAATCTTCTTCCCTCTCTTTAAGGACTATATCAACTATTCTGGCATCTGCTACATATTTCTTGGATGGAACTGTAGAATGTTGATACATCACTTCCAAATCAGTAACAGCAGATAAATCTACATAGCCGTTGCAATCCTTTATAGTCCAAGTAAAGCTAAAATCATTGCCTTTAATTATATACCTCATCGTCTTTCTCTATTTGCTTAGTAACTGCATTATCTAGTGTCTGTACATTCACCTGTACAAATGATTTGTCACCGTTTTCAATAGCTGGTAAATCCAGATTCTTTCTGATTTCATTTGGAGTAATCACACCAATCTGGAACAGCGTATTATAATAACTAGCCAGACTTGCCTTATCTGCTCGAAGAAGAACGGAAGTGTCAAAACGAACATCTATATTATTTCTTTCAGACGGCTTATACAGTTTACGTTCAAATTCCAGTTCTATCTTTTCCAGTAGTGGTGAAAGCGTATCAGTCAAGAAAGCCAGTTGAGTAGCTTCTACTGTACTATAACTGGACTTGGACAAATCAAAAGCCTTGACTGGCGACACACCGAAAAACCTGCAAATATCAATCACATTGAACTGTCTAGTCTCCAATAGTTGTGCATCAGACGGATTTACGGTTATAGGCTGAAAAGTCATATTGCCTTCCATCACAGCTACACCATTAGGAGTACCAGTAATAGAATTAAAAGCACTACTCCAAGCTGTTTTAATGTCCTGCTTCTGTTGTGCCGTCAATGAGGATTCCACTTTAATAATGCCAGCCAGATTAGCACCACCTTTGAAAAATCCTTCTGCGTGCGCTTCTGAATCGGCAGTTAACCCTAGTGTATTTCTGGCGTGTTTTAAAGTACTTATACCTGTAATCCCATCATAACTAAAATTCAGGATATGAATCATATTTATAGCTTCTACCAATTGGTTCATCCCTGTAATGTTATACATCTTTTTTCCGTTTTTAAAAGTGACTGATACTGAATCTGACTTTAGAAATATCAGTTCTTTGGCATCACCTTTCTCATCTCTGTTAATAAGAGCATAACCATTACCTGTAAGAAGTACGCTGGTAACCAGTGTCTTGATAAAAGTAAATCTGCTCATTTGGTCGTTCGGTTCTCTATTCAACAGCCAGTATGTAGGATGCTTGGTAAACTTGGTTTTAAAGCCCTCATCATCTACATAATACGGTTCTAACGGTAACTGTGCAACAGAATCACTTATTACGTCTACACATCTGTAAACGGCAGATAACAGCATAGCTTTTGATTCTGAATATGTAGTAGCTGAATTATAAAATAGAGAATCTGAAAGAAAGTTATAGCTGCGTTCTTCTTGTCTGGCTTCTTTCTTTTTAAATGGATTGAAATTGATATTGAGTTTCATTAAAATGTAAATATTTGGTTTGTGTAGTGTGGTACTTGTAAATACATACCTAAAGCCTGTATCATAGATATAGTTCCATCAATCTTCTTTTTGTCTACTTGTTTGTTAGGTTTGATGTTGCCATTATGGTCTGACTTCAAAGTCACATTCCTAAAGCAATACCTGTTTATTTCATTGTTGTCTATTACTGCCTTACCAGATAATATAAGCCGTTCCATCTCTCTGGTAGGCTTATTGAAGTTGGCTAATGTCTGTGCGTATTCTTCAAGTGGCAATCCTTTTTCTGTCGAATCAATAGCCCACTGTGTAGCATTATACTTATCATATCCTACAGCCTGTATATTAACTACTTCTGAATATTTAAGCATATCAGTAGTTATGTAATCATAATCAGTAACATTACCAGCAGTAACAGTAAGTAAACCAGCCCTTTTCCATAGCTTATAAAGTTCCTTGTCTGTCTTATCTGTAAGTGCCGATTCAGGAAGGTAGTAATGAGTTTTAAAATAGTATTTATCACTATCAACGACTAAATAAGATACAGCAGTTAAATCACTGGTAGCAGCTAAATCCACTCCAACATAACAGGGTAATCCTTTGAATTTTGACAGGTCTACTGCTTGTGTACACTTTATAATACTTTCATCAGACAGCCAGACTGTAGCACTGTCACACCATTGGTTAAGTGTCTTGGTACGTACTCCCACTTCATCAGAAGGATTATTAATAGCCTGCTGTACTTGTCCTTTGATGTATTTGCTGGTAACAGTAATATTCAAATTAGGAGCAACTTTCATCCAGTTCTTTTCACTTCTCCAATCATCAGCAGCATCTAAAGAATAGATGGCAATAAACATTTCATCATCTGCTTTCAATTCATTAAGCACTTCTATAGCTACAGTTCTTAATTGGTAACAAGGTAAAGTTTTGTCGAATCCAGCAGTAGTAATAGTACACAGGTGTGGATTCTCACGCATACCCATACTGGACTTTATTACATCCCTTACCTTACTTGTTTTGGCAGCGTGGTACTCATCCAGCAAACCGAAGCTGGCATTAAATCCATCCAGTTTGCTATCATCAGCAGCAAGTACTTTCAATTTACTATTAGTAGCCTTAAACAGAATATCAGCCCTGTAAGCTGTCAAATATTTGCCTTTGGTATCCAGTCCCTTACTAAACTTGGAACACATATCAAAAGCTATCTTTGCCTGTTCCTTACTATTTGCAGCCAGCAGAACTTCTGCACCATCTTCACCATCAGCAATTAGATAATACAAACATAATGCAGCAGCTAAAGCAGTCTTACCTTGCTTTCTAGATACTTCTATATATGAACTGGTGAATCTCCTAGTTCCTGTACCCTTCCAGTAAAATCCCAGTATATTAGCTATAATAAACTGTTGCCAGCCTTCCAGTATGAAGTTACTGCCAGCGTGCTTGCCTGTATAATGTTTCAAAGTGCCAATAAAGCTAATAGCCCTGTCTACTACATCTTCCCTAAACTCCAAATCATCCCTCAATAAGTCATTCTGGAATCTCTTACAAGCCAGTTTTATTGTATCACCTGTTATTATTTCATTATTAAGAACCTTACTTGCATACTCATAGTAAAGTTTCATCATCTAACTTCTTTCTTACCAGTAACAATGAACTGTTCTAATGGTGTGGATTCCTCGTCATCCGTTTTATCCATCTTTGGTAATTTGGTACGTGCTTTGGCTGTCAGTCCAAATTCCAACATAACTTTCATCCAAAATGCTGTTCCGTTGCCAATAGGCCGA